CTTTAGTACAGCAAAAGGCATTATTACGCTTTTTAAATTATATGGAAGTTGAATGGGGATGGGTTCCTCGTATAGATTTTGAAACTAATGCTACTATTTTACCTGATAAAGAGTGGACGAGAGTAAAAGCTACGTTTACTACATCTCCCAAAATGAGTAATAATGGTGATCCTGTAGATAGACGGTATAAACCTAAAGTATTAGAGTGGCATGCTTTCATGGGGTCTGGTTTTAAGTTTGTTATTAATCAAGAATCAGATATAGATGAAGTTTTTGGTAAATATGTTGTACCGTTTGATATACCTACAGGTAGGGTATGGCTAATGCCTTGTTGCGGTAGCAGAGAGGAGCATATAGAGAAGGCTCCTATGGTTGCTGAGCTAGCTAAAAGGTATAGGTTTAACTTTAGTCCTAGATTACATTTATTAGTATGGGATATGGCCTTAAAAGTATAGATTAATAAATATTAAATAATATGAGGATTGCAATTAGTGGAACAGCGTGTCAGGGCAAGACAACCTTAATTACAGATTTCTTAGAGCAATGGCCTAACTATAAAACACCTAAAAAAACTTATAGAGACATTATCGAGGAAAATAATCTTGATCATTCTTCTAAAACTAATAAAAAAACCCAAAAAAAGATTTTAGAGTTTATGATCAAAGAGCAAAAGAAATATCGTAAGTCTGATAATGTAATTTTTGATAGATGTCCGTTAGATAATCTTGTATATAGTATGTGGTCAACTGAACAATCTGAGTCAGATATTGATGATAAATTTGTACAAGAATGTATACCTCTTGTTAGAGAGAGTTTTTGTAATTTAGATATTATATTTTTTACACCTATAACAAAGGTTGCTCCGGTTGAGCTAACGGAAGACGATTTACGTGATACCGATCCTAAAGTTATAGAAGAAGTTGATAATATATTTAAAGCTATGCATCGAGAATACATGACTAACGATAAAAGTGTATTTTTTGAAAACGAAGACAAACCTGGTATTATAGAAGTATTTGGTGATCGAAGACAGCGTATAGCAATACTTAAGCTTTATATAGATGCTGAGGGAGATATACACCCTGGCGGTGATCTCATTGATGAAGCTATGTTATCTGATCTGAAGGCGTTGAGTGGGGTATGGAATGACGTAGATCCTGCAGAACATTCTCATTTACGAAAAGCTATGGAAAAGCAAATTAAGCAGGATCGCAGTCATCGGATGAATAAATAATTATATGACTGATTATGATAAATTATGCGAACGATATATGACTAGACAGGTACGTTCTTTTTATCCTCGTAAGTTTGAATTATCAAAAGAGTTTCTTGATGCATTTAAATTAGAATATTCTCGGTTAGTTGAAGGTGGTCAAAATAAAAAGACTCTATTAGAGAGAATTCGTAAAGCTTTAACCTTCCATCTTTAAATCTCGTAATACTCTTACAATATATTTTAAAATTTCCGATCTCACAATATCTAATTCATTAAACTCAAATACACATATACCCTGATCGAGAGATTCTTTTTTATTAAATGCACTTATAATAGACTTAAATCCAGTTTTAATTCCAATATCACTTTGTTGGGTGTCTCCAGTTACTATATATTTCGTATTTTCTCCAAACCTTGTTAATATTGTAGTTAATTCCCCTGGAGTTAAGTTTTGAGCCTCATCCACAACAACACAAGCATTATTAAACGTTAATCCACGTACGTAATTAACAGGTACGCATTTAATATATTGCTCGCTTATTAAATTAGTAGATAGTGACTTATCTAAAAATTCATTTAATTTTTCAAACAACGGAAAACACCACGGTAAGAACTTATCATCAACTTCTCCAGGAAGTGACCCCATACTTTTTGATGCCGACTCTACAATGCTTCTTATGTAGATAATTTCTTGTACTTTTCGTGTACGTAATAACTGTAAAGCAACATATACTGATAAATATGTTTTTGCCGAGCCTGCTGGCCCATCGACTAGAGCCATCTTACAAGTGTCCTTAAAACAACTTTCAAGGAACTCTTCATGAACTGGTGTTATCTCATATTTTTGTGTAACATTAAAATTTAGGAATGTATTTTTTTCTATACTTTCTTTTATTTCCTGATTATTAACTATTGCTTTTCTACTAACTCGCTTGCCACTAAGTGCAGTCTTTTTAGTTGAGTTAGAAACCGACGCGGGCCGTCCTTTTCTAGCCATATCTTTAAGTATTTATTGCATTTTACATAAATTCAAATCAATAATTAAACATTTATCAGTGATAAAAATATTTACAGGGTGGAGTAATTCAGGTGGCTCGACGACAGCACTTATTAACTTATGTAACTTATTTAACGACAACGGATATGAATGTATAATGTATGGGCCACATACATGGCACTTAGATCGGTGTCGCGGTGCAAATCTACAAACCGCGACTACTACAAAATCAGATAAAATTATATATCATTTTCTTGATGTAAGAAAAACTAGACCGGATGTTGATAAGTTTGTTTTAACTTTGCACGAAAAGGCTCTATATCCTCTCAAAGAGAAACCAGTTCATATTTTTGATAAAGTTCATTTTTTAAATAAAGAACAGATTAACTGGCATGGAGTTTATAAGGATCTTTCGTGGTTTATATGTGGCAATGCTCATGAGAGTTTAATACCGCTTAAACAGCTAAAACAAAGAGTAGCTGGCATTATAGGTAATATCGACGAGAATAAACAAGTACATATTTCAATACAAAGAGCTCTTAAAGATGGTCATAAAGATATTCGAATATACGGTAATAACAATGACCCTCAATATTGGAATAACTATGTACAGCCGTTATTAAATAAAAACTCTAATGTAGTTAAGTTTATTGGATATGAAAATGATAAACAGAAAGTATATAATACAGTGACCGATGTATATCATTCTTCATTATCTGAGAATGCTTCACTTGTATATGACGAGTGTAGGTTAACAGAAGTTACCTTTCATGGTAATGAAAATATTGTCAACCAGCCTATTTGGTCAAATCTCGCTATTTTAAAACTGTGGGTACAGCAATTAGAATTATGAGTAATATTATTCAAACATTATGGATCGGAAATACCTTTTCACCTATGGAGATTTTATCTTTGAATTCATTTGTTAAAAATGGTATGGAAATTCATTTATATTGTTATGAAGATATAAAAAATGTTCCTCGAGGCGTAGTTATAAAGGACGGTAGAGATATTCTCCCTAAAGAAGATATTTTTGCATATCAAGTCGGGGAAGGTAAAGGATCATATTCTGCTTTTTCTAATTACTTTCGATATAAGCTGTTATACGAAAAAGGTGGATGGTGGGTTGATACAGATATGGTCTGTCTACAACCGTGGAATTTTACAGAAGATCGTGTGTTTTGCTCTGAGGAAAATTATGAAACAGGATTATCTTTCTTAAACACAGGTGCTATTAAATGTCCAGTTGGTGATGAGTTAATGAATTACTGTTATAACGAATGCTTAAAGAAAGATAAACAAACCTTAGAGTGGGGTATCGTAGGTCCAAAGCTTTTAAATACAGCAGTACATAAATTTAAATATACTAATTTTGTTAAACCTATACAGTCCTTTAGTCTTGTTGCTCCTTTTAGGTCACAATTGTTTATTATTCCAAAAGGTGGAGTATATGGTCTAAATGTATTAACGGATTTAATATTTACTCCAGGTAAAAATGTATATGGATTACATTTATGGAATGAAGCTTGGAATAGAATAGGTATAAGCAAGCATATTGATCATGATGTAACTTCAATTTACGAGCAATTAAAATTAAAATATGTATAATATAGTATTTTTAATTAGTAAAGAACATTATAATACGAAAATGTCTCGTATTAGGTTTCATTCTATACGAGCTTTGTTTAATCATAAACAAGTCAATGGTATATATACTGGTCCTGGATGGGATAATTGGGGTTCCACTATATCAGTACAGGCAAATTTAGATAATATTCTTAAAGGTAAAGAATGTCATTTAGTTATTGGATATAAACCTCTTGAAATTTCGGGATTCGCAGATATTACTTATAATAAATGTATTCGTTATAATGAGATGTATGATAAAGAGTGGACATTAAAAGAAATAACTGAAAGTAAAGCTAATATTATTATATGTCATCATTATAATGACTATAAAGAATATATAAACATCTTAAAAACTAAAAAACTTAATCATATTAAATGTTTAACATGGGTTCCTCACTGCGCTGATGCGAGTATATTTAAACCTAAACCTGAAATTGAAAAAATATATGATGTAGCACTTGTAGGAGCTACTAATGTTACAACAATGTTAGGAGAACATTATCCATTAAGAGCGAGAATGTGTAGGTTGCTGGATCTTATGCCGTATCGATATAGGTGTGCTGTTGTTCCGCACGTTGGTGGTTCGCACTCTGATGCATATACAGATAAATATGCTATCGATTTTGCTAATAAAATAAATTCAGCTAAAATTATTATAACAGATAGTGGTGCACCTAAATCTAGATTTGGAAAATATATAGAAGTGCCTATGTGTGGTGTTGCCTTGGCTGGTGATGTATATGACGACCACCCTACAGATGTTGAATTATTAAAGTCTTTTTTAATTGATATTAATATGCAAATGTCTGATCAAGAAATTATTGAAAAGCTTGTTTATTATTTAGAAAATAACAACGAAAGGGAAGAGAAGGTAAAAGCTGGTATTGAATATACTAAAGATTTCACTCAAGAAAGATATGCAGAAAGGTGTATTAATATATTATCCAAATTACAAGAACAAGAAAATAAGTATATTGAATATATTAATTTGCAAAAAGAAAAAACTACTGATCCTGTACGGAGGGAAAAGTGGCTAAATGGAGAGTGGTTAAGTAAGCTCGGTGGTTTTAAGAAGATTTTTAATAAGCATGTAGATTATATTGGTAATGAGTGTTTATGTATCGGTGCGAGAACTGGCCAAGAGGTACAGGCTTTAATAGATTTAAATAAAAACGCAATTGGTATAGATTTAGTTGCATGCGAACCACTCGTCGTTGAAGGAGATTTCCATGATTTGAGGTTTGATAATGAATCTTTTGATTTTATTTTTTCTAATGCATTCGATCACTCATTATACCCTTCGAAATTTTGCTCTGAAATGATACGAGTTTTAAAACCAGGCGGTGTCGTATTATTACATCTACAAGTAAATGTACCTAACGATAAATATGGTGTTTTTGATA